CTATACATATTTCTTCTGTCCTTATAAGAGAATATCGCAGGCTTAACCCATGTGTAAATCGTCCAAACATTCTTGTCGTAAAGGAAGACTCCGGGTTCTGGTCTGTGTTTGAAGTGATCGGCGCTGTAAAGAACGTCATCTTCGCAAATTGCTATATATTGTGTAGTGGCTTGCTTTGCGCCTTCAAGAGCGTTTCTGTAGATTTGTAAATGAGAGCGAGGCGTTGATTCGGGTTGTTCAATCTCCACGATAGGTATATGGCCAGCAACATCGCTCAGGTTATCCCACACTCTTTGAGAGAAATCTTTTGGGATAGCCCCACAGGTGTAATAGACTAATGTAATGTCGCTCATAAGCTAGTAATCTCCTTAAAAGCATCTTTGAAAAACTTTAGACTTTTCCTGTTGATAGTCTGTAGCGTACCTTTACGCTCTGTCCAGTACTTGTAGTGTAGAGTAGGAACGGTTAGGGTAGTGAGTTTGTGCCGTCTGGCTAGAACTTCTAAACAAGCTATAGGGATGATATAGGTATCAGGAACTTTAGGTAATACTTTCCACAACGCCGACCGCTTATATATCTTGAAAGGACAGTTTGCGTCTTTCATGTAGAATCTGTGCCGACCTAAATTGGTCATCTTTAGACAGAAACTAATCAACTTTCTAAATAACTTATCCTTTCGCTCTACTCTAAATCCACTCACAAAATCACAACCCTCGTATATCTTGAAGTTATGCAGACTTAATTGCCTATCAGCGTCTATGTAGAGAATATAATCTCCCTTAGCAAATCGTAACGCTCTAATTACAGAATACCCATGCCCCATGTTCTTTTCATTGGTTAGAACGGTTAAGTGTTTTAGCTTAATGGACTCAAGAATTTGAGCTGTGCTGTCTGTTGAAGCATCATCAACTACTACTATCTGCGCATGGGGGAAATGGTCGTGTACTTCAGTAACAACTCTTTTAATGTTATCTTGCTCGTTGAAACAGGGAATTACTACGCTTAATTTCATGAGTGTTTGGAAACTAAACTTAAAAATGGCGTTTTGTATTGGTCTACGTTGATTTTTCTTACAATCGCCCCGCTTTGATAAATAGCATAAGGTAGAGCTACCTGATCGCATGTATAGTATCTTGACTGCCAGTGCCACCAGTCTAGCATCATCTTTCTAGCCCTGTCATTACCTCTGTAGATAAAGGCTGTTGATGTATATAGCTCGATATCTGCAAACCCTTTGTCTGCGATTGCTTGATTGAGCATCTCTTTGTGCAGCCCATTTTTGTATCTTGCAGTGATGTATGGTTTCCCTTTTTTAAGGTGTTCTTCAAGATGCTCCACTTCCTCCCGCATTGTCTGACGTTGTGGGTGTTTGAAAAATGCCGCATCTGCACTACCTAGTTGTGCTACAAACCATTCAACACAATCAGGACGAGTAAAAGACATAGACCCATCAAGCCAGATATACAAATCAAACCCCGCCATCATCTCCCAACCAAATAATTTAGGAAGTCTGTACTGAAACCTTGGAGTTAGGCCCGTTATCGGAGGGAAATTATCATCAGTAAACCTGTGAAAAACTACCTCATGTTCTGTTTCTTGCGCAACTGGGTCAACTACCTTGTCAAAGCTCCCTAAATTTGCTGATAAAATACAGATTTTCATTCCTTTACCCAAAACCAACTTCTACCGTGATCTCTAATCTCCCCGGGAATAATAGCTTGGCTACCTACCACAAACCAAGGTCTAATTGACCAAGCGTCTGTATAAGCGTTCACTACTTGATAAACGTGTATTCTTGCTTTACCTTTATGTTTGAAGTAATCATCCCCTGAGATTATCCCACCCGGTCTAACCTTTCTTCCCCACTCTGCGATATCATTTGTGGCGCTTTGAAAGCTATGATCGCCATCTATATACACAAAATCTAACGAATTATCAGCAAACTCTTTAACTGCATCCATGCTAAACTTTTCAATGAAAACATAATCTTTATACGGAGCTAAGCGCTCTATAGCTTCCTGCTTGAAAGTATTAAACGATGATTGCTTTGTATGGTCTCTGTATCCTTTGTGTGCTATGTAGGGGTCAATACCGTACAGTTTCACACCCGGAATAGCTTTACAAAGAACTTCTGAGTATTCTCCACTTCTTATCCCAACCTCAACCCCTATCTTAAATCCAAGCTCGTTAAAAAGCTCTGCCATGTTATCTCGACCATAGTTAGGCAACTCAAGAGGGAGCTTGTCATGAGGGGACAGATTAAATTTATTCAATATATACTCAAGAGTGTTCATATTAGTCCTTTCTTAATCTCCTCAACTATTTGCTTCACTTTTATACGTCGGCCTGTGATATTCAGCTCTGCGCTCCAAGTTGGTATCATTCCCATCCAGTGCAAGAACTCTTCCTTATCTATTAAGTAACGATATACGTTCTTGACCGTTAGTCTTTCCTCTCTAAACAGTTTACCTTTAATAAAGTTTATAAGCGTGTTGGGATTTTTGCCCCATGTTATGTTCCCTATTCTAACTATAGTGTATTTACTAAATCTGTTTTTAATAAGCCTCTCCATCTTTAGTTTGTGGTTGGCATATCTTGATTGAGAATAGAACACTGATAGAGAACTAAAGTAAACAATATGCTTATTTAGGTCTTGGTCAAGCAATAGATTATGCTCCCTGTCGTACTCTGACTCTTTTAGTCGTCTACTATTACTGACACCACTAGCGAAAAACAGTACATCATCACGATCTACCTCTTTAAGTACAGTTCCGATGTCTCCTAAACCCACGATCATATTATTCTTTTACAAACCACCAACTCTGTAGCCAATTCAATTCTGTTTTGCATCTTTTTTCCTATTCCCATAAGTATCGGTTGTTCTGTGGCAAGGCTCACATAATGTGCGTCCATTATCAATAGCGAATCTTAATTCTGGAAATAGAGAGAACGGTTTGATATGATCTGCGTTTAGCCTACCCCCATATTGTCCGCACCATATACAAGTGTATTTGTCCCTTTTGAATACGGATTCACGCCATAGTTTATATTCAAGGGAGTGTCTAATAACCTGATTTATATCTTCTAATCCCCCTCGCCAATTATGATTTTTGTCGCCCTTTTGTACTAAACCAATCTTAATGCGGGTGGCGATGGTGCGGGGTTTCCCAAAATTAGGATTTTTATTCCCTAGCTTAGACAATCTGATATTTTCTCTATGCTGGGGAGGTAATTTTGTACCTTGACGGTTTGGCGGAGCGTAACCACGCTTAATAGCATTTTCTCTAAGCTTTTGCTTGGTTGCTTCTGTATGTTTCCGACCTAACCAAATCTTATTTCCCATCTGTCTTTTACTAACAGCCAGACTAATTTTTCTTCTAGCCTCGGGCAACTGGTGTAAAGGGCCACGTTTTTTTTTATTATCCATTTTCTTTTCTTAAATTAGATAACCAATAGTCATCTTTGTATTGAAGAGTTGAGTAATCTTTTAGTTTATCAATTTCTAACCGTGCTTTCCAATCTTTAGGCCACTTAGGCATGTCTGGGAACTTCTGATCTATAAACCATTCAAAATCGTGCTTAAACTGCTTAGTCTTAGTCCAAAATTCTATACAATACAATCTGCCTTTTTCCATATCAGCACAGTGCTTTTTATATTGCTCTGTTGAAAAGTTGTACGATTTTCCCGTTTTGCCTTTGTGAAAATGATAATAAATTACATTCTTATTAACCATCACCTTACCACCTGAAAGCCACGCAGTCATAGAAAGCTCCTGAGCTTCTGCCGTAAATGTCCCATATTTCTCGTCATCTAAACCATTTGGGAACAACGTATCCCAATAAGAGCGCTTCATAAAATAGCAACTGCCCTGCATGGTTGGTGTTTCGTCTTTCATGCTGGTACGTTCAGGACGTTTCCATTCTGCGCCGTGCAATCCTTGGGTCTTATCAAGGGGCTTCAAATATGGGTACTCAACGTACATATAATCTATATTTGCTCTGCCGTCATTTATAACTTCCCATTTTTCAGCATCTAAACGCCCTCTGCTTGGTATTATTATTTCATCATCCTCACAGTCTGCAATAAGAACTCGGTCGTATCCTTGTGAGACCATTATGTGTTCATCACATTTCATTATGTATTTACCCTTTGAGATAGCAACACCTCTATTGATACTTGCGCGCATACCTCTTGAGTCGTGTACTGTTCCATGATGTATATATATAACTCTAGTGTCTTCAACGTAGGAGTCAGTCCATATCCCATCTAGGACAACGATTATCTCAATCGAGGTCTCAGACTTTGCAAGTAAATCTTCAATAGTCTTACGCAGATAGGAGTCCGATCGAGATGGAATAATCACACTTAAATCAATCATAAGATTTGTTTTTTAAGTGTTGCAACGATGCTGTCGTATCTTCTTTGTCCTCCGAGGTCTATGTACTTAATATCAAAACCGAACCCTTTAAGGTCAAAGCTCTGCTTACCGTTCTCAAACACACCTTCCTCATCAGCGTTCCAGTAATGCTTGCCACCTGTATCAAGTTGGTCAAGATTACAAGTTATATACACCCAACCACCCTTTTTACAGACTCTAGCCATCTCCATAACCGCAGATAGAGCGTCTTTGGTGTGGTCTAAGGCGTTGGCACTGTGAACAATATCAAAATACTCATCAGGATAGGTTAATTTCTCCATATCTTGACGTGCAATGGGGTATACAGGCTCTTTCCCATGCTTAGTCCAGAAATCCGTGAAGTCTTGCTTGTCTGAGGCGTAGATCGCAAGTTTAACGTCATTGTAGTACCTACCTATAAGAGAAATGGGTCCTGAACCAATATCTGCTATTTTGACTTCTTTTTTATCTCCTATTAAGGGTATGAGATACTGCGCAAGTGGAAGTAGTATGCCATTTTTGGCAAGAAGGTCTTTATTAGCTTTGTGTGTGTTTATCATTTATCCACTCCTTATTCTTTTCTAATATCGCCCTCGTAATCTCGGGGTTGTAACCTAAACTTTCCGCAAACGCACACCACGCATAAATATCCTTCGGAACGCATTTTGAATTGAAACCTCGCTTATAAGGGTACACGAAGGTAAACCATAGGTTAAATCGGGGGTCATCTCCATATACAGCATCTCTGATGGTGTAGTAATCAACTCCAGCTTTGGTACATACATCATACAGCTCCTGACACTGAGCCACCTTGAAGATAATAGCTCTGTTCTCGGATAGCTTGATAATCTCTGACTCAGTGTGGCTGACCTGTCTGATTTTAGTATTAGCGTTGTAGACTGTGGCGTAAAGGTCTATTACTTGTCTGGTATCCTTTTTATAACCACCTAGAATAATAAACGGCACGTTCACACTATCAAGTAGCGGATGATTGGGTGTCTCTCCCAGATATTCTGGTTGATGTACTATTCTCTTCTGATACTTGATAGCCCAGTTATTACAATCTCCGGGATTAACTGTAGATCGCACTACAATAAGAGGAGACTCACACCACGCAATACACTCTTCTACTATTGAGGTGTCTAGTTTGCCTTCATTGATAGAGGGCGAAGGTACACATATGAAGGTAACGTCCATCCCGCTGACAAGAACCTTATCATCTGTAAAGGGTATAGCCATTTCTTCTTTTTTAAGTTCTTCTTTGAGGTATTTATCTACATCTCTTACATAGACTAGAGCATTGGGGAACAGCACTTTCATCGCCTTACCTACCCATCCGTAGCCTATAATCCCGACTTTCATATTTCTATAGAATTAAGCACCTCTACAAAATAATGACAAACAATAAGAGGCCAAAACACTATCCCTATTAGGTAACACATAAGGCTAATCTTCATGTCGTTTAGAAACCTACCGATAAACACTGTAGCTACCCCTACCCATAAATATAAAAATAGATATTCCATCAGTTTGTTTTAATGTAGATTACCCAGTTTGATTGCTCTATATCTTCTTTGGATACTATGAAGTGATAATCTTTATCGTCCTTATGAAGCATTAGAAGACTATCTTTCTCACTCATAAACGCATAACACTCCTCGGGCCAGTCTTGCTTTGAGACCGTCTGACCTGTAAGAACTACTGCCAGAGCCTGACAGAAATCCATCAGTTCTATTTTCTTAGTTGGTAGTGGGCTTGGGCTCATCTTTTTTTTTAACTTCTAATTGTTTTTTTGTATCTTCTGATAGTTTGGTTAACGCTTCTCTTCGTTCGTCTTCTTTTTTGATCTCCGTCTCGGTTAAGACTGCGTTTACTCTAATAACATTACTTCGAGTGGTATCACGCTCTACAATAATCATCTCTGGAACAAAACCAAACCCCTCTAAGAGTTTAACAGCCACGTAATGCTTACCAGCCTGACGTCTTAACTTAAACCAACCTGAACTCTTGACTCGGATACCTTGGCTGTCGCTCATTTTTTGCTGGGGGAAACTGATGATTGAGTTTGCATATCTTCGATATAAGCCTCAACAGCTCGGCGTATATGCTCAGCAATACTTATCTCACCTATCTCTTTAAGAATAGTTATATGTTCTGTGGGGAGAAAGACATTGAAGGCTTTTAACATACCTATACATGGTAGGGATAGGTTCTATATGAAGTCAACAGTAAATTAAGCTGGGAAGCTGGGGCTTGGAGAATTTGAAGAGCTGGCCGATGAAGACGGGCTGATAGACGCTGATGGCGATTGGGAAGCGGATGGGCTTCTTGAGGCTGATGGGCTTCTTGAGGCTGATACGCTTGAGGACGGGCTGATACTTGCTGATTTCGACGAGCTGGCGGAGCTTGACGGTGATGAGCTGGCCGAGCTTGACGGTGAACGAGAGGCGCTTGGTGACCGCGAGGCTGATGACGAGGATGATGGCGACATAGACTGCGAGGCACTTGGTGACTGCGAGGCGCTTGGTGACCGAGAAGCTGAAGCGCTTGCTGATGGCGAGATGCTTGCACTTGGTGATAGAGATGAGCTTGGTGATAGAGATGAGCTTGGTGATAGAGAGGCGCTTGCACTTGCTGATGGACTTAGCGATGCGCTTGGGGAAATGGATGCTGACGGCGACTGCGATGATGATGGGGAACGTGAGGCGGATGCTGATGCAGATGGCGAGATTGACGCTGATGCTGATGATACTGCCTCTCCTTGTAGTACCCATGTGGCACTTGTGCTAGTTCCTACATTAACGTAACGATTTCTACCGGTCTGATCTAAATCAAGAAAAGTAGCTCCTTGCTTAAAGCCTGACTGTCCTGTTGGAACTACATTACCCTCTGCTTCTAAAACATCGGTTGTTGAGGTTTGTGGGTTAGGTTCTTGAGCGCTTGTAATAGATGACATATCCCATCTGATTACTTTGTTTGTTCTGTAGGGTTCAAGGGCTGTGAGAAAGTTAGCCTCTGTTGTTAAACGATTAGCACTTGCGATAGCCAATATACGATCTAACTCTTTTCGAGTTGATGCTGGTAGGTCGAATTTGGTTGAAAATCTTGCCATTTTGTTTAGGCTTTCGGCTTGAAGTGTAAGCCGACTATTGAAGTGAGCTTATGGCTCTAGCCTCTGGCCAATTTAACTGATGTCTTAGGCGAACGTCCAGTATCCTTCGGCAGCAAAACCGCGTCTTGGATCTGTTACTTTCGCTCCGTATACAAATAAATCTTTATATGCTGTTCCAAAGTTACCGATTAGATCCTCTTCTACTCTAGCCCATAGGACTTTTTCAGCAAAGGTCATCCAATTCTTGTGTCCGGCTAATACTCTGTATCCGTTGGTGTTGTCTCCTGTGAGTCTATTTGACTGGAAGACGTTAAATCCATCTAACATTCCTAGATATCCTTTTTGAACTAGCGTCGAGTAGACCTCAGGGACGTGTAGTGCAACACCTGATGCTCGAATCACTAGATTCTGAAACTCTGGAGGAACGATAAGGAAGCGATCTGCGTCTGGGACTGAAGAATATCCATTAGCTTCAGCCTTGTCTAGTTTCAATCTCAATGCTCCAACGAACTCTAAGAGATTAGAGGTTGTGATCGATTTTGTGGTGTTAGCTTCGATTGTGTAAGTTGTGCCTGCTCCGATTGCTCCACCGGTGTATGCCGTTGTCTTGTCATCAAAGTCATCTTCAATAACGATTGCAGTCGTGTTAGTGAACGTCTTAACTCTGTACCATTTGGTATGCCCTGTGGCTTTGAAGCCTCGTCCTACCATACCTGAGGTAAAGGTTGTACCTGATCCCGTTACTGCGCCTGTGGTTACGTCAACGGTTACTGTACCGGTTGTGTAATCTGTTCCAACTCTGTTTCCTGAGGCTACGTCTGCGAAGAAGCCAAGAACGAACGAATCCATGTTTTTGTTTCTCTCATTAGCGACCTGTGCTACGACTGTTGAATGTGGATTCTTAATATATGAAAGCCAGTTATCAAGAGCTTTTTCTTTCCAGTAAAAGGACTTGTACTGATCGATTGTTAGTGCAGTGTTATTCTCTGTTAGGTCGTCTGCTGTTAAATTAGAACCTGAGTAGGTTTTTTCTGAAAGTCTATCGAAGTTAAGAATGTTGATCTTTGAACCAACGCCGTTGATCTCACCTTGATAATCACGATTGACGATAGAATCAATAAGTGATTTATCGTACATCTCCATCAAAACATTTTGGGAGAAGGCTTGGGCGATTGTTTGTCCTCGTTCTGACATATTAGTTTATATTAGTAAACTAGAAGTGTTTGTCAGTCTCCGAGAGGGAGGTTAGAATTTATCTTCAAGAACTAGAGGTAATCATAAACGTCAATGTTCTCTCGTGTCAACACCAGATGAAGTTTTAGATAGTAGATTGGTCTACTTTGCCTGCTCTGACAAGCTTTTTATACTCGTCATAATTCGTTTCTCGTAGCGTTTCTGCCTCTGCCATTGATATTTTTCCGTCATTTTCTTTAGGCTTTATACCCGGACCACCACTACCTTTTTCAAACATCTTCTTCCCTTTATTGGTCTTAACCTGCTTAGTTGCGTCATATAGAAATGCTTTTAATAAGTCTTCAAGTGGTACACCACGTCGGGAGGGTGTGATGGAAAATGCTCTAAACTGCTCTTCCTTCCCCTCAAGGTCTGTATTCTCAACAAGCACCTTAGGGTCTGCGGAGAAATCCTCAACCTTTTTAATCCAGTCATCTAAATCCTGCCCTACTTTGTTGGCTGTGTTGATAAGTTCAAAGCGTCTGTCGTTTATATATCCATTTTTAGCGAGCTTTTGTTCTGTTTCACTCATAATCTCCCAGTCTGAGTATACTTTGGTCATCTCATCCTCAGTTGGTTCACTCAGCCCGTCTGCTGTTTTAATAGCTTCATGTAACGCATCACGACCTGCTTTTTGTACTAAAGCCTCACGAGTGGATCCTCTGTACTTTTCCTTATAATCGGGTGATGGAGCTGGTTCTGAGGGGGTTGGTTCAGGTTCACTAGGGGCTGGTTCACTAGGTGCTGGTTCTGATGGCGCAGGAGTAGATGGTTCAGGCTCACTCGGAGTGGGTTCAGGAGGATTATCTAATTCTTTTAGAGCAAGCAGACGCTCTGCTTCCATTTCTTCACGACTTGGTTTTTTGTGATCACTCATATATATTTCCTGTCTGATTGCTCAGGTTAGGTTATTTAGCGTCGGCTTTAGTACCAGACACTACTTTTTCTTTAGCTTCTTTGACTTCAAGTACGGACTTTAAGTCTTCTTTTTGTTCTCGGGTAAGATAATCACGTCGTGCTATAAGAAAGCCTTTGTCATCTTTTGTGAGGTCGTTCAAGTCTTTTGCGACAAGTGCTTCTAAATGTGAGATTGTTGAAGGTTCAAGTCCTAGTTGAGTAGTTGCCATGTGTATATAATATAGATGAAACCTAGCTCATGTCAAATCCTTCTTAGATTTACCCATAGATCCTATGGTTTGCTCGATCATAGCTTTTGCTTTTTCAGGTGCAGATAATAACGCTTCAAGTAGTATGTAGTTTTTAAGTCGTGCCTTTAAGTAGACGTTCTTGGGGTTGGGTTTACGCATAATCCATATCCAAATATACTCAGCTTCGTCAACTAAGGAGCTTTCAACAGCCTCTCGCATACGTCCAATACTTGCTTTGAGTGATTCTAGGGTTATTGTAGATTTTTTGATAGCCTCATAAAGAGCAGAGTACGTTACCCTCTCATCCTCAGAAAGCTCTTCGTACTTCAATCCTCGTTTCTCAAGTAATTCGTCAAGCATTTTATATAGCCGGTACTGCCGGTTGCAGTGCAGGTTGGTTTAAGGGTGCTGCTGGTGCGCCTCCTGCTACTCCCATCATATTACCACTATTTGCCATCTGTTGTAAAGCCTCTCTTTTTTGTACTTCCTCTTCCATTATAGCAGTGATGTCATCGGGCTTAACCTCTGCGTATTCAAGTAATCTGCGGTCATATACGTCTTTTAACTTCATATTACTAGGAATTGAAGCAACAGCAGCGTTTAATTTCTGAAGTGCCTGCTCGTCCTGCGCGTTCTTCTCTTCTCTGCTCCACACCTTAGTTACATACCCTAACGCACTCATCCAGTCCTTAGGTGCAATCTGTCTTGGGTATAGGTCGGTAGTGTTTCTACCCTGCTTATATATCTGAATGGCATCTAATTTATCATGTCCTGCTTCTATAAGTTTAAGAAACATCTCTGCTCGTTGCTTCCAGACGTTAGTGTAGAACTTTGATAGACTCTTAACTCGCTCTTGAGACTGTGAGAGGGCTAATTTAACCTCTCCGAGTGTTATCTGACGTTCATTAGTGGCTCCCTGCTGCGTTGCGGTAGCTCCCGATGCCTTCTCAATCATTTGAATAAGAAAGGTCATCTCAGGTAATGTATCGCCTAAATCATTAACCTGTAGCTGTTGATAGACCTCTGAGGGTTTACCCGGTACTGGATACCATCCAAAAGGTTCAGGTGTGAAGGTCTGAGGGCTGTATCCTTCAATGGTGGAGTCAAAGACGTTCATGTTGAAGTTCTTTAGTGTTCTGTTCTCTACCATCTGTGAAAACCATACATTAGCTATCTTTTGAGGGGTTAAAACCATATCCCCTATCCCATCTGACCAAAACGCTTGCTTCTCGATATCATCAGCCCATGAGTTATATGGATAGTGATTGCGCCAGTAGTTGTCTTTAGTTACACCTATCACTTCTTCAAGTTTCTTTTTAAGTAGTATCTTCATCCCATCCGCTTCAACGTAGAGATAAATCTGCTCATCTTCCTTATCTTCCTTGCGATACACAAAGTGCATGGCCAGTTCGACAACCGACTCCCCAAGTGCGGGGTGTTCGATGTCTGTAACTCCCATATCCGCCATCTTCTTATTCTTTTCCGTTAGCATCTGTTGATTGGCCGATAACTTAATTAACCCCATCTTAGTTCCATACCACCTTTTCAAGTCCTTGATAGCCTCTTGGTCGTACTGCTCATTCTCTTCAAGCTCGGTAATAGACTTGAATATGTGCATATGTATCAAGTAGCGTGAGGAGTGAAGGTTGGCTGGATTGACGTATCTGCTAACTAGAATATCATCTGGGGCGATGATGTCAAAGTTTATCATCCCGTCAGCAATTTGCCATTGATCAAAGGAGCGACCAAATAGGTACTCTTGTCGCTTATCAATAACATCTTGTATCTCGGCGTTGTTTTGTTCTAGCGTCCACTTCCAGTATTCGTTTTGGAATATCTGTGCTTGTGTGTCGTTATCAAGCGCTTGAAACTCAATAACTGGTAGGTCGTCTGAGTTGGCAATCACTGTTCTAATGATTGTCTTCATAATAGGAAGATTGACTGATTGACGCTGTGTAAGTCTGTTTACCTTAACGGTATCTCTATATAAAGGATATATCTCGTTCCACTTCTCTTGACGTGGGAAGCGGTACTTGTATCCCTCTTCTCTATTAAGATTAAGTGTCTGCATTTCCGCAGAGGGAAGGATTGTAAATTCTGGTTCGTTAGGCATTTGTTAATAATATATTAAGAATTTATACAGAGGCAAATCATATTTCCCACGGCATTCCCGCCGACTGTTCTTTAGTAGGTTGAGATATAGCGTCAATATCAGCGTAAAATGGCTTAATTCCACCCGATTGCTGTGTTTCGTGCATTACTTGAGGTTTGTCTAGCTCAAAGTACATTCTCATAAGCATAGTATCTGCGAAGTCCGGGCTTCTTCCTAATACTTCTTTTACATCCTCCTTTGCGATCAGCTGTAAAGGTGCTTCAACAGGTGTTTCTTTCTTTTTGAGTAGTCCTTGTATATCCTCAATAATCATTTCTTTAGTAACATCATCTACATAGGAAGAAATAGCTATTTTATGCTCCATGATTGCTTGGGCAAGCATAAATCCACACTGCGACCTTAGATTTCTATAATTCTCTTTTCGTTTATCGTAAGTCTCATTTTGTATTCGTACCTTAACTTTCAATGGTAGAGCTGTTGCATTTCCTACAAATCCCTTTATCCCCTTAACATTATCAACAACACCACCACCTATCCCATCATCATCTACAAGAGCTTGGCTGTAGGGTATCTGGTCTTCTTTTAGTATCTGACGTATATCCTCCGCTGTTTGGTCGGTCCCACGATCTACCTTCCAGTTAAGTTTGTAAAGGTCAAATCCTCTCCATGAAGCAAAGGTCGTCTTGTCTGACCCATGACGAGCCACGTCCCCTGTAAAATACTTTTTGTCGGACTCTTCAATGGTGTTGGTAAACAAATCAACTATCGCATCAAACTCTACAAGACTATTATCGCCTGTTGAATACTCCCATAATCCCATCTTCAACCTAGCTCTTAGGACAGGGTCTTTTATTTGGTCAAGACGTAGCTCCGCTTGTTTTGCTGTGTAAGGATTGTCTTTATAAAGTGATTGAATAAACTCGTACCCTTTCTCTAAATTATCAGCCTTCCACGGTTTATAAAATATCCTATAAAGCCAGTTCTGTTCAGGATTGCAGGTGAGTAGGAGTTTAGGAAATAGGTTGTAGTCATCGTTTCTCCACCTTCCCACACGCGCTTTCAAAACATCAAAGGCTAGAAAATGAACTTCCCCTGCTTCTTCAATCCATCCACCGGTATACTCAGTTGATCCAAATCTCTGAAACATTGGGTCTGAGGGTTGATATTTAAGATCAAGCAAATCAATACGACTACCTTCGCCATTAAAACTGTTGGTCTTAGGGTTCTTGAACTCTATGTAGTTATACTGGCCGTTAAGTTTCCAGTCCGCAAACGGGATACCGTGGTAAGTACATACTTTTCTAAAAGTAGCGTAAGAAGATGCCATTAGTCGTTTAAGTTCATTTCGTCCTATAAACCATTTCGTCCCCGGATATCTGTAACAGTTGGTCATCAGCCATTCTGCCCCAAGCCACGACTTTCCTCCCTCAGCTCCTCCACCAAAGGCAAGGAATCGAGTTTCTTGATCCCACAATAACTTATAAGCAATATATTGTTTAGGATGTGGTTTTATTGTCGGTGTTATCTTTTCCATCTTTTACTGGTGGTAAGAAATTAAAAGCTACAACTTCTTTTCCATCTGACGTTATATCCAAGTTAGACTTTTGAGAGAAGTGATCGTTCATTATTCGCTCTAGTAACCATTCAGGATTGCGAACTCTTTTAGCTGTCTTCTGAGCCCACTCGGCTTTCAATAAACCTGCCTGAGCCGAAAACTTCCCATCTTCTTTCATCCAGTTTTGAATAGTATCAGCGCTCCTACCGATATATTCTGCTCCTAGCTTTTGGATTGGTAGAACAGCATAATACTCAAGGTACTTTATTTTCAGTAATTTGTTTTTATCTTTTTTCATTCTTGTATGGTAACTTCTATCTTGAACGCTGTATTGGGTGCTATAGCAAGCAGTGGCGCAACTGACGCTGATTGTGATATATCTACATTGAATGTTACATCAATGTCTTCATTTGTTTTTGGGCCGTTTACTTTATGGTTATGTGCGTAAAATATCACACCTGTTTGTTTTTTCATACATTTCTTATTAAAACATAAAATGTTTGGTTTTGTTTCTCTGAGTATGCGCGTCTTATGTAGCCTTTAGTGATAAGTGTGGAGAGAGAATAGATTACTGTGTACTCGTTGTTTCCTTTTAATGTCATCTCTTCAATTACTTTCTTTCTTGATATGGGTACTTTCTCTGTGTTAGCCCACTGTTTTATATACAGCATTATTTCTAATTGAATATTGTCTATTTCCTGCAACATCGAGGATAGGGGTGTGTTTTAATAATATACTGTATTGGATATATACATGTCAAATCGAAATGCGCTTGCATTTCACTAATCGTTATGATTATAGTATTTGTTAATGAGTATTCTAAAGAAATTGTTTAGCACTAAAGTTATCTACCTGCCAAGTGATATTTCATTCAATCACTGGCTCATATTCTTGAAATCATCCGAGAGCAAACTAGATGTAACGACATAATCAGCCCATGTGATTATGTGCTTTAGCTTTACGTTACGGGGTGGTGCGTTGGATCTTGTAGACACCTTAGCTACCTGAGAGAACAATTCCCCTCTGCAATACGGGAGATTTAAGCCAACTCTTGATAGTTGTGTGTATTTGTGAGAGTTGGTGAGGGGATGATGGGATAAAGTGGTTAGGGGTTGGTCAGACTTCTTAACCACA